CTCATCTGTCCTCTCTATATACGGTTTCAATCCATCCAATATTTTAATCATCAGCCAGGTGAATCCCTGCAATGTTGTCGCTATTGTAATTGTATATTTCAAATTATCCCCACCGATTGCCTCTATCTCTACCTCTTTTATGAGATAATACTCATCTATATCCCTATCGGTCAAATCTATGTGGAGCCTCTGCCCCGATCGCCATCCGCTTTCAAACGATGTAAACGACCCCTCAATAATCGGATTCGCATATAATAACAATTCCGCCTTGCCCCGCTCCCTCGCCTGTTCCAAAGTCTGTATTTTCTGGTCTGTGATATATTTCTCATATACACCATCTCCGCCCTCGATAGCCTTGATAATATTCTGGCTTACTGTATCTTCCACCATCGCAAGTATAGGCACTTCATAATCATACTTCATAATAACCGCCTCGCCACCAATCATTGCGATAGTATCACACTTCAATAATTTCTCATTCGCATTCATAAGGAAATCGTGACCGCCTGCGGCATCAATAAACTCTATCCCGACAGTCTTCGGCGCACCATCTACAGTAACCGAGAAATCGTGCGGATAATATGCAATCGGAAATTCCTCTTGACCTGCTATTGCCGTGATAGTATCCTGCGTATATTGGTCTGATTGATACCATCCGCCCCGAATCCAAATCCTGTTTGATATCTGCGTCTTATCCTTGTTTATCACAAGCTCGTCAAACTCCTCGCCATTATCCAATAATTCAATCGGTGCATCGTTGGTCTCCAATGGAAAGAAATGTATATCCTTATCATAATCTACATACCAATCATACCCTATATACTCGTCGCATATCTCCTGAAAACATTCCGACGGATATTGATAATTAAATTGTATCCTATCTATCGTGGGCCCGGGGTTTTCGACATTCGTTATCGTGAATCCTGTCAGGTATTTGGTATTTATATCGTCGATGATATCGTATAATGTTTGCCCTGTGTATGTCTCAACAATCATCTTCTTATCCAAATCGCATTGCCAATCCACACATTCTATCGAAAATATGAAATTGTCGCCTGATAACTTCTCCGATTCGATAGATACAATCCTGCCATCGAATATCTTCGTGCCGTCAAGTTTGACTTCAATCTCATTCCCTTCATCAGGCTTATTCGCATAAGTATCGACCATCTCGAATGAGCAGGTATTCGCCTCTTTGGTGAGAATATCGGCAATAACAAGATTCTTGTGGCATATAGGATTATATTCTTCTGTGCCAAATCCTGAATTATATAGATTCAGCACTTTTCTCTCTGTCAATATCTCGTCATATAATCTCACATCATCTATATTACCATCGTAATAATTCCCCCCGCCTTGTCTGCCTATCTGTATAATATCGGAATAATGGACAAGCGGTTTACCCGAAAAATCAGCGGCAATAGTTGTTTTGACTCCATCCAGATAAAAGTTGACCTCATCAACACTTACATCGACAATGACGACGCAATGCTGCCAGCTTCCTGTCGCAACTGTCGGCCCATACACCCAGACAGAATCCCAGCCCACGCCATTGAACCATACCCAATGGAATGTGAGTTTATTGCCCCAGAAAAATATATTCCAATCATATTGTCCATTGCTTGAGCTCGCCCCACGATTCATTATAGTCCGTGTATTAATCAAATCAGGATAAGCCCAGCAGGCAACCGAAAATCGTGTTATCAGATTATCTGTTATAGTTGTGCCGATATAGTCGCCTGCACCATTGAAAGTCAATGCAGTATTGATTTTTCCGCCAGTCGTTAATACATTCGTATTCTGCTGTGCTGTCCCATCATTGCCATAACCAGAATCGTCTATAACATCCGTAGTCGGAAGATTATCGTTCATCTTCCAATGTCCTATCAAATGCCCGTCTTTTAAGTTGGTTATAATCGCCATTATATCCGCCTCGATTTCTTCACTTTCTTAAATATTTCATTCCCGACTATTGTCCCTATCCTTCTTGCTTCCTGTCTCGTCCCTATCGGCTGGAGATAGACATTTATATTGCCGCCTGCTATTGATTCCCTACCGCCGAAATGCTCGCCGCCCAAAGCCATAACAGGTACGGGCTTGCCAAGTGGCCCCGCTACTATACCAGGCTCGTCCATCTTTTGCAATGCCCGAAGCCCTGCAATCCCTGCTGCCGCTCCACCTACAATTGTCGCTATATCTTTGGCAGCTGTTATCCCGAAAGTATAAGTCCCTTTTATTATTGCAATTGCAATAGCTGCAAGTTTTTGTGCTGTAACCTCGATAATCTGTTCATTAATCCATCGTGATGCCCGAGCCTTCAACGCCTCACCGAATGCCTTTGTCCCAGATTTAAGTGTCAATTTCTCGACAGCCGCCACCTTCTGCAATCCCAACGCTATTGTATTTGTATAATCCTTATGCTGTTCTCTCATCTTCTCCTGATATTCGGTAATCTTCTTATCCGATTCTGCCAGAGAAATAGCTTCTAAAGCCGCTTTAGCCTCATCATATTTAATCTGTGCCTCGAGGCTTATCGCCTTATCCATTGCATCCAATTCCTGCTTGGCTTTTGTGGCTGCCTCTGTTGCTGCAAGCCTTTTCTTTTCCGCATCTTCGACCGCATTGGTCTTTGTTTTCTCCGTTTTCTCTTTGGATTTGATTTCAAAGTTGTTTATCGTATCCATTATCTTGCCATATTCGGATAGCTTCTTCGCCAGCTCATCCCAGCCAGTCTTTGCGGCATCCTGCATTATCTTCGTCTCGCCCTTAATCCATCTCAATTCAGGCACGAAGAACTTTAATTTATCCCTGACCTTCAATATTGCTGTCTCAACAGTAGCCGCCCACGAAGAGATTGCAGTCCCCGCCATATCGAATGCCGCTATAACTCCGATAAATACATCTATGAAATATTTGACTATTGTTGCGAGGGTCTTGACTCCTTCTCCTGATTTATTAATATCATCAATCCAATCTTCGAATGCGGGCAATACCTTATCATTAATCTGGTCTATTAATTCGCTAACAACTGGTATTACATTAGTTCCTATCGCCTCGACAAAATCTCCCCATCGGTTTTTCAATTGTTCTATTTTGCCTAAATATGTATTCGCATTCGCCTGCGCAGCGCCCCCGAATAATTTCGTTATATTTTCAATCGCCATTTGCGACCGCTCGGTAGACCCCACCGCTCCCTCAACTGTAATTCCATATCTTGTCAATGCGTTGGTGGATGACCCGACAGATTTTGCCACCAAATCGGCTGCTGCCTTCAAATCCATCCCTTTCGCAGCCGCCAAATCAAGTGTCGCTTTTGTCAATCCATCCAGCATCGGCCCCTCAATCTTGAAATTAGTCAGCATCTTTTGAACACTTATAATAGCCTCATCGCCATAAGTTGTGACTTTTTGCAACGATGTTGCATAATTGATGTTATGCTGGAATGCCTTCTCTGTATATGTCCCCGCCTGTTTCATAGCCTGTGCAAGCGTCAATTCAGCCCGTTCCTGTTCGCCTGCCATTGCCGCTGCCTTCAAGCCTGCCGCTACCAATGCGGCGCCCATAGCAACGCCTGCCAATGCGACTTTAGTTATCGCCTGATGTGCTTTTTGCATACCAGCATCATCGAATTTAGACCCTATCGTAACGAAAAACTTCCCTAATTCTGCCATCTGTTACCTCTTTATAATCGTATGCGTTTTCTTGCCTATACCCAATCCTAATTGCCTGAACTTCTGCGGCGGTATTCTGATATCCTTCAACTTATCGCTATCGCTTTTCGACTTCCCCTCGCATTCGTTCCTGAATTTGTCTATATTCTCCTTGCTTACTCCGTGCAATGCCATTCGAAATGTCGTATCATCCAAATCCTGCCTCTCTATCTCTTTCAATACGGCATTAATCCAGTCAACATCGTGGTCTAATATTTCCTCAATTGTATAGCCCAAAACCCGTGCTATCTTGACACAAACAGAAATTAAGTGATTTTCTTCTTGAGCCTGTCCCTGATTCTCTGTATGTTTTTTTTTATCTCATCGAAGTTGAATGTATTAACCTCGCATACATCTGCTACAAGCTCGGATATCTTGCCCTCATCAAGCTCACTATCAAGGAACTCCTTATCCTGCTCATTAAGCAATATGCTAAAGAATCCAAGGAATTCGTTCGGATCAAGCAA